ATGCCGGAGTAGACCCGGCTGCCCTCGTCCAGGCGGGCGAGCGTGGTGCCGACCGGAACGTTCTGGTTGCTCTCCGCCACCTCCTTGAGCGCGACGCTGGCGAACTCCTGCGCTTGCACCGGGTGCAGGGGCTCAAGCTCCAGACCCTCTACCGCATCAACGCCAAGACGCTCCAGCAGCAGATCGCGATCCGCCCCTACGTCGACAGCAAGCTTACGCTCGCCGACTTCGGCCGCGACATCAGCGTCTCCCCGGTCAGCGACCCGCACACCTACTCGCTGATCCAGCGCACGATGAAGGCGCAGGCCCGGCTCGACCTCGCGCGGCAGGCGCGGGCGGAGGGCGTGAACGCCAACCTGGAGCAGGCTTACCGCGCCACGGCGAAGGCCATGGGCCTGCCCGATGTGGAGGAGCTGTTCCCTGAAGCGCCGCCACCTGTCAGCGCAGACCCGTTCACGGAGAATCTGGCGGCGGTCCGCGGTTCGCCGCTGGAAGCAAAGCCGACCGACGACGACGACATGCACCTCTTCGTGCATCACGCCGCCGCCATGCTGCCCGGGCTCTACGGTACTCCTGCCGGTCAGACCCTCGTGGCCCACATGCACCAGCACGCCGCCAACGGAGCCATGAAGCTGGCGATGGCCGGCAAGCTGGCGAAGGAGCAGGCGCTCCCGGCCGACGACCTGACAGACCCCGGCGAGTGGTACGCCGGCTGGATGCAGAAGATCGGCGAGTGCATGAAGCCGATGGCGGATCCGGGCGTGGCGGCCGTCGCCGAGGTCGAGCGCGCCAAGGTCGAGGCGACCAAGGAGAAGACCAAGGTCGACACCGCGGCCAAGCTGATGATCGAGGGCGAGCGCTCGGAGAACAAGCGCGAAGAGCTGGCGCTGATGCACGAGCAGAAGATGCGCGAGATCGAGGCGCAGGACGACGCCAAGGAAGCCGACATCGCCCGCGACGTGGCGATGAAGCGCGAGGACATCGCCAGCCGCGAGCGCGTCACCGCCGCCCAGATCATGGCCAAGGCCGCGACGCCGCCGCCGGCCAAGCCGGGCGAGTTCGGCGAGGAGGAAGGCGACGACGGCGAGCCTGGCAAGGGCAAGCCCAAAGGTGGCGACGCCGACCTGCGGACCATGATCGAGGGCCTGTCGGCGGCGGTCCAATCGCTGGCCCGTGGCCGCAAGATCGTGCGCGACGACAAGGGCGACATCATCGGAGTGGAGCCCGCATGAGCAAGTCCCCCGCCTGGGCGATCGATCTCCAGAAGTTCGTGTTCCGTGGGCAGGCGATCGGCTGGGCGAACGCCGGCAGCCTCTATGTCAGCCTGCACACCGACGACCCGGCCGATGGCGGCACGCAGGCGGCGAGCGAGGTCAGCTACAAGGGCTATGCCCGGGCAGCCGCGCCGCGCACCGCCTCGGCCTGGAACATCACGGGTGCGGCGGTGACGAACGCTGCGGTGATCGAGCTCCCCGCGAGCGCCGGGCCCACCCAGACCGCCACGCACTTCGGCATCGGCACGGCCGCCAACGGCGCCGGCACCCTGCTCTACAGCGGCCCGCTCGAGGCGGATCTCGTCATCGCGGCCGGCATCCAGCCCCGGTTCAGCCCGGGGCGGCTCAAGGTCGAAGAGGAGATGACCTGATGGCGAACGCGATCTACCCGAAGTGGAAGGAGGCGCTGATCCAGGCGTCCTCCAACGTCGCGCTCACGGGCACGGTGAAGGCGACCCTGGTCGACCTCGCCGACTACACCTACAACGCCGCGCACGATTTCTACGACGACGTGCCATCCGGCGCGCGGGTGGCGACGGCCACGCTGTCGAGCGGCAAGAGCTACACCAACGGCGTGTTCGACGCCGACGACATCACCTTCACCAGCGTCACCGGCGACCAGTCCGAAGCGCTCATCATCTGGATCGACACCGGGGTCGAGAGCACGTCGCGGCTGGTGGCGTTCCTGGATACCGGCATCACCGGCCTGCCCGTCACCCCTAGCGGCGGCAACATCACCGTCACCTGGGACAGCGGCGCCAACAAGATCTTCGCGCTCTGATGGCTCAGTTCCCGACCGGCCGCATCTCTCCGCCCGCCGATACGGCGATCCGCAAGATTTCCGCGGCGTTGGGAGCGGCAACCCGCGCCATGGCCGAATGGCGGACGCAGGTCGCGGCGTCCTCGCTCAACGCCTACACCGCCCGCGAGGCATATCAGTCGCTCATGTCCGCACGGGAGATCGTCAACGGTCTGATCGCCACACCTGGGCTTGCAGCGCAGTACCAGACGCTGTTCGGGAAGGCCGGCGGCTACAACCCGCAGACCGAGTGGACCACCGCGGCGGCGGCGATCGAGACGTTCCGGGTTTGGTTCGCCTCGAACTGGCCCTACCGCACGGCCGACAATAAGCCGGCGTGGGAGCAGGGCCGGGCCAATGGCGAACTCGAAGCCATTGTGACGACTATCTCCAACGGCACCCGGACCGCGATGCTGGCGCAGATCGACGCCGTGCTGGCGGCCATCGAGTAACCCGTGGCCGTCAGCAACCCGGCGGGGCTTACCAGTCCGGTCACGAAGACCGCCGCTTCAACCACCGTCACTACGGATTCCTTCACGCCGACCGCGAATGCGCTGATCATCATCAGCGCCATGGCGCGCATCGGCTCGGCCACGGTGCCGGCCGCCTTTTCGATCAGCGACACGGCGAGCCTGACCTGGACGGAGGAGGTCAACGGCACCGCGACCAACGGGTCATCCGGCCCGTCGGCGCGATTGACTACCTGGAGCGCGGTGGCGCCTTCGTCGCCGTCTTCGATGACGGTGCAGGTGACCTCCTCGACCGCCAGTTCGGTCGGCATTGCCGTGATGGAGGTCACCGGGGCCTCCTCGAGCATCACCAACGTCGGCACCGCCAGCAACAACGCCGGCGATCCGTCGGCGTCGATCAGCGCGCCGGCCACCTCCAGCCTCGTGCTCGGCATCGCCGGCTTCACCGGAACATCCTCGCCGACATCCTCGCCGCTCGCCAACGAACTGAGCGAGGTCAAGGGCAACAGCATCGTCGTCGAGATCCGCTACACCAACGGCTCCGGGCCGAGCTCGGCGGCTTGGTCATCGGGCAACAACCGCACCGTCGCGCACCTGCTGGAGATCGCGGCCGCGGCGTCCGATGTGACGCTGCTGCCGACCGCCCTCGCGGACGCCGATGCCTTCGGTGCGGCGAGCGTCGGGCATGGGCTGACCGCGACGGCGCTTGCCGATGCGGATGCGTTCGGCGCGGCCGCGCTCAGCCACGGCCTCACGGCGGCGGGCTATGCCAATACCGCAGGCTTCGGCGCGGCTAGCGTCGGGCATGGTCTCACGGCCGCCGGCTATGCCGATGCGGACGCTTTCGGTGCCGCGGCGTTGGCGCACGGGCTCACGGCGACCGGCTACAGCGACCCAGACGGCTTCGGCGCCGCAGCCCTCGCCTACGTCCTGACGGCGACCGGCTATGCCGACGGCGACGGGTTCGGGGGCGCCTCGCTCACCCAGGACGGCGGGCTCACGGTCACCGGCTACGCGGACCCCGACGGGTTTGGCGCGGCGCTCGTCGGGCACGGTCTCGCGGCGGCTGGATATGCCGATGCCGACGGGTTTGGCGCGGCGGCCCTCGCGCACGTCCTTGTGGCTACGGGTCATGCGGATGCTGACGGCTTCGGCGCCGCCAGCGTCGGGCCGGTGCTCGGGCCTACCGGGCTCGCGGACGCCGATGCCTTTGGCGCCGCCTCGGTGGGGCACGTCCTGGCAGCCACGGGCTACGCCAACGCCAACGGCTTCGGCGCGCCCCTGGTCGACGATGGCGCTGCCCCGGTCCAAGCCAGGGCCGCTTGGCAGCGCGAGGGCTTCTACGACTGGCTGGCGACGCTAAGCACGCCCGGGCTGGTCATCCCTCAGACCCCGGTGGAGCCGCGCGAGATCGGAGCGGCCGTTCTCACCGCCACGCGCGCCGGCGCTCGCCTGGGCGCAGTGGCCAACCTGGGTGGTGTTTCGCGCCCTGTTGCGGGCGTGGCGGCATCGGCTCGGCTGGTCGGCGTCATCGATACGGGCGGGCGGGCTATGCCGCGCCCGGCCATCGTCACGGCGAAGCTTGGCGGAATTGCCGAGGCCAGGGGCCGCGCTGCGAGTGGCGTCGTGTCCAGGGCGACGCTCGCCGGCGTGGTAGAGATCGGCACGGCCACCGAGGCGGAACGCGCCATCGCCAAGCGCAAGCGGGATGACGCCATAGCGGCCATCCTGCTCGCCGCGTGATTTCGGTTGATGGCGACCCGGACGACCCTGAGACAGCTACCCGTTTGGCTTAACCCTCACGTCGCGTGGCTGCCTCCGTGAGTCCTTTGGCAAGGCGGATACTCCGCCAGATCGACACCTTCATCGAACAGGGCCGTGATGCCCTCGAGCGTAGCCTTGAGCCCCGGATGTACGACCGGGCCTGTGGCCGTCTCGAAGGTCTCCGCGCCGCCGCCGGCTTCGTCATCGAAGAAGACCGCAAGGACGAGTTCGACGACGACCAGGACGAGCCGCAGCAGCCGCGCACGCTGACCGAACTGGTGAACGATGAAGCCGCTGCGTGATGCGCTCCCCGACGCCACCGACGACGACCTGTTCCAGCTCGAACAGATGTTCCCGGACCTCCCATCGCCCTACGAGCCCGCGCACCGCTGGTGCGTGGTGCAGGACCGCGGCGTGGCCGAGCGGACCAAGGGCGGCATCATCCGCCCCGACATGGTGAAGGAAGCCGACGAGTGGCAGGAGAACATCGGCCGCGTGCTCGCGGTCGGCCCCCTCGCCGGCTACGACGAGCTTTCGGGCGGTACGCTCCCGGGCGCGGACATGATCCAGCCCGGCGACATCGTGCTCTGCTCCCGGCTGAGCAGCACCCGGCAGAAGATCGTGGAGCGTGACGGCCGCAAGATGGTGGTCCGCATGATCCCCGACCGGGACATCATGGCTCGCGTGACGAGCACGGCACAGGTGCTCGCGCGATGACCATCGACATCGACATGGACGAATTGCTGGCCGGCGGTGACCTGCCCGCCAGCGGTGCGGAAGACGGCGCTGGGGATGACAAGCCCGCCAAGGGTCAAGGGGCGGACGCGCCCCTCGATGCCGATGGTAGCAGCGACGATCGAGAGCGCACGGGTGCGGACCGCAAGCGTCTGCGCAGCCTCCAGCGGACGAACTCCCGGCTGAGTCGTGAAACCGAGATGCTCCGCCAGGAGCTTTCGGAGGTCCGCCAGTACGTGGAAGGTCTCGCCCGCCTAGAGGGCCAACGCGCGTCAGGATCGGTTGCCGCTGCGGTCGAGGCAGCCGAGCGCGAACTGCAACAGGCGATCGACGATGGCGACAGCAAGGCCGTCGTGGAGGCGCTACGCAAGCGGGATGAGGCGAGGGACCGGCTGAACCGCATCCAGCCCCAGGCCGGATCGGACGCCGAGCCCTCGCCCCGCACGCGGACCAGGACCGCCGCCGACCCGCGCCAGGATCCCGCCGTCGCGGCGTGGCTCGAGCGCAACGACTGGTTCGACTGGAACCTCGGCGACGAGGACAGCCAGGCTGCCGCCGCGATCAGCAACGATTTGCGCGGCCGGGGCATCCCCATCACCGACCCTCGCCACCTCGCCGAAGTGGAACGCCAGATGCGCGCACAGCGCCCCGAGCTGTTCGACGGCGATGGCGGCGAGCCCGACCTGCCGCGCACGGCGGGCTCGACCAGGGCCGCCGCACCGGGCGCGGGTAACGGCAGGAAGCTCCCGCCGATCACGCCGGCCGAGCGCCGGGCCGCCGAGATGGCCGGGCTCGACCTCACCGATGCCAACGTGATGAAGCGCTGGCAGGCCGCTCGCGCCGAGCGCTTCGCCAAGACCGGGAGAGCGTGATGGCCCGCCCCAGCCGCGAGCAGTCGCCCCCGACCCTGCCCGACGATTTCGTGCTGCCGGAGTCGCCCGCCGAGGACGAGTTCGACGATGGCCCCGCGCTCGGCTCCGCGATGGACGACGACCGCCCGACGCGCGCCGCAGCCCCCGGCCGGCGCCCGATGGTCCGGGACATGGACCTCGGCAGCGACGAGCGGCTGGCCCGCCTGCGCCGCCAGCGGGCGTTGCAGATGCAGGCCATGCGCGACAACCCGTTCCTCGAGGACGAGCAGCCGGGATTGCCCAGACTGCCGGACGATGATCCGGGCTGGGCCTACAAGTGGGTGCGGCACAGCCTGCCGGCGGCGAGTGCTACCGAGAACCGCCAGGTCGACACGAAGAACCTGATGGACACGGTGCAGGGCAAGCTCCGGTACGAGTTCGTGCGCAAGGACGACCTGCCGCCGAAGTGGCAGGCGCACCTTGCCAGCTTCACCGTCATGGAGGGCCAGCACGCCGGCTATCTGGTCTACCGCGACCTGATCGCGGCGCGGACCGAGAAGCGCCTGCGCGACATGAAGCTGGCTGCCAACGAGTACCGGGCGCAGCAGCAGCGCGACGATCTTAAGAGCGGCATCGCTGAGCAGATGATGCGCAGCGGCATGCGCCCGTGGTCGCAGGACCGCGAGCTCGTGGAAGGCCGCGACGTGCCCTACGACTGGGAGGTGTGAGCATGGCCACGCGCCGCAAGCCGGCCGCCGCCGACGAAGAGCAGGATCCGATCCCCGACGTGGCGATCGAGGATGCTGCACCCCCGCCGCCCGCCCCGAACTTCTACGTCGTCCAGGTCCGGCGCAACGATGCCGACGAGTGGCGCGCGGTCGCCTTGTCCACTGTGGCGCTGAACCCAGACGGACGCGACATCCTCCGCGCGCCGTGGGTTCTCGACATCATGGACGCCAACGACGTGGCCGCCATGTACCGCGCCGCGGGCTTCGAGGCCCAGATCGTCCCCTACGTCAAGGACTGAGCCATGCCCGCCATCCAGGCCACCATCGCCAACGGTGCGGCCGTCACCGACGTCATCGACATCGGCACCAGCGGCGTGCTCGGCGGACTCCGGATCCCGGCCATGACGACCTCGACCGTCATCACGGTCCTGGCGGCCGAGAGCCCGACCGCGACGTTCGTGCCGCTTTACGACCGCGCTGGCAATGCGATCACGGCGGCGTGCTCGACCAGCGCGGCCCGGGCGGCGAACTTCAACCCCGACGACGTGTGCGGCTGGCGCTACTTCAAGTTCCAGGCCGGGACGGGCAGCGGCGACAACCAGTCGGGTGCGAAGACGCTCTTCGTCATGTTCCGCACGAAGCTGGATTGATGACCGTTATCGTCGCGGTCACTGACCCGCGCTTGGGCCGGGTGTTCTTGGGCAGCGATACGCTGTGCGAAAGCGGCGACACCAAGCTCCATCTCGACCGAAGCAAGTGGGCGATCGGGCGGCACTGGGCCATCGGCCTTGCCGGGCACCTGCGCTACAACCTGCTGGCAGACGAGGTGGTGAAGGATCTTGGGCCTGAGATGACGGCCATGGGCGTCGCGAATCGCTTGCGTGACGCAGTTCGCGCCGACGGCGCCATTCAGCATGACGACAAGGGCCAGCCGGCCGGTCACGACCTGTCCGGGCTCATCACCGATGGCCGCGCAATCTGGAACATGGATTGCTCATATGCCCCGCTTCCGGCGGAGCGGTTCGCGGCGCGCGGCATCGGCCGGGAATTTGCCACCGGCGCCATGTGGGCCGCGTGCAAGGACGATCCCGAGTGCGGCGCGCAAAAGCTTCTGATGCTGGGCGTCGGCGCGGCGATCGAGAACTGCCGCGGTTGTGGCGGTCAGATCAGGCTCGACCTGTTCCCCAACTCTCATCGTTGACAGCGACCCGGACGACCCGGACATAGCCTCCACGTTCGGCTGCCGAGGGTAATTCCCCCGGAGGTCGAATCGTGTCCGCAGTCAATGCCCCCTACGGCTTCATGCCGGTCCGCACGCTGGGTGGCGGCCAGATCCGGTCGTTCGGTCTCCGCGGCGGCATCGCTTCCGCCTACGGCACCGCCATCTTCCGCGGCGATCCGGTGAAGCTGGTCACCGCCGGCACGTACCAGCTCGCGGCCGCGGGCGAGGCGATCAGCGCCATCTTCGCCGGCTGGGCTCCCGAGGACGGCGGCGTCTACAACACCGGCCGTTACTGGGTGGCCGGCACGACCTACACCAAGGCGCCGATGTGCTACTTCTGGCCGATCGAGGACATGCTCTTCTCGGTCCAGGGCGCGGGCACCATCGCGCAGACGGCCCTCGGTGACGCCGCCGACCACAACGCCGGCACCGGCAACACCCGCTCCGGCCAGTCCGGCGCCTTCCTGGCCTCCGGCTCCCTCGCCGGTGCGGGCGACTCCGCCGGCTGGAAGGTCATCGACATCGACCCGACCACAGACAACGCCTGGGGCGATGCCTACACGCGGGTCTTGGTCCTGGCGAACGAGATCAATCTCGGCCGCGCCCCCGGTAACGCGATCTAAGGCGGAGCACCCCAATGACCGTCATGACCTCCGCCCAGTTCACGGATCTGGTCGAGCCGATCAACAACTCGGTGTTCGATGGTGTCTACCAGGAGCACCCCGAGGAGTGGTCGCGGATCTTCACCAAGAAGCAGGGCAAGCGCGCCCGCTATCAGGAGACCGCGGTCGTCTTCGGCTTCGGCGCCGCCAAGGAGAAGCCCGAGGGGCAGGCGCTGGAGACCGATTTCGGCGGCATCCACTACCGCACCCGGGCCACCTACAAGGTGTTCGGCCTCGGCTTCGCCCTCACCGAGGAGATGATGGAGGACAGCGAGGCCCTGGAGCTGGGCGCGCACTACTCCGCCGAGCTGGCCCGTTCGCTGAAGCAGTCGAAGGAGGTGTTCCACGCCGATGTGCTGAACCGCTCGGAGACGGCCGGTTCGGAGCTCGGTGACGGCGCCACGCTGCTCTCGGCCTCGCACCCCTACGCGATCGGCGGCACCTTCAGCAACCGGCTGGCGGCCCCGGCCGACCTGTCCGAAGCGTCGCTCGAGGCGCTGCTCATCATGGTCCGCACGGCGAAGAACGACCGCCTGCGGCCGATCCACCTGCGCCCCAAGAACCTGATCGTGCCGCCGCAGCTCGAGTACGTCGCGGCCCGCCTGCTGCGCTCGACCCACCAGCCCGGCACGGCGAACAACGACATCAACGCGCTGCGCTCGATGGGCAAGCTGCCGACCGAGCCCGTGGTGATGACCTACATCACCCAGGAGAACGCCTACTGGATCCACACCGACGCCCCGAACGGCCTGATGCACTACTGGCGCCGGGTGGTGAAGCGCGGGATGGAGGGCGATTTCGCCACCGGGAACATGCACTACAAGGCGACCGAGCGGTACGTCGCCCTCGCCGAGGGCCCGCGCTGCGTCTACGGCTCGCTGGGCATCTGACGCGCACTGACAGGCAGGAGCACGGCAGATGACCGTATTCTCGGATGGCACCCAGCTAGGCGGGCAGGATCGCCGCCGGACCGGCAAGGCGCTGAAGCTGCGGAGCGAGATGACCTATCTCGACTTCGTGCCGACGACGCTCGACCGCGACGGCATCTGCGCCGCGCAGCAGACGGCCGGTGCCGGCTCGCTGCTGCTCAACGGCGCGCTCGTGGCGAACGGGTCGGCGACGATCGGAAGCCGGACCGACAACTTCGGCCGCTGCGTCGGCGTCTACTCGGGCGGCGACCTCTCGGCCCGGACCTTCACGGTCAACGGCCTCGACGTCTACGGCGCCCCGATGACCGAGAACATCGCCGGGCCGAACAACACCACGACCGCAGGCGTCAAGGCGTTCTGGCGGGTGACCTCGGTCACCGTGAACGGCGCCGTCGGCACCAACGTCGAGGTGGGCACGATCGACAAGTTCGGCCTGCCGCTGTTCCTGGGCAACCTCTCGCAGGTGGTGCGCGTGGGCTGGGCGGCGACCCTGGCCGACAATGCCGCGACCGTGGCGGTGGGCGTGACCACTTCCCCGGCGACGGCCACGACCGGCGATGTGCGCGGCACGGTGGTGCCGTCCTCGGCGGCGGACAACACCCGCCGGCTGACCATCGTCTGGATCCCCGACCTGACCAACACGCTGACGATGTACGGCGTGCGGCAGTTCAGCGCCTGACCGGAGTAGCGCGGTGTGGCGGTTCCTTCGACGTCCTCGTGGGTTCTCGACACCGATGAGGTGATCAGTGCGGCCATGGATCGGCTCCCCGGTGGGGCCGACCAGGGCTACGACATCGCCAAATGCCGCCGCGCGCTTCAGTTCACCTTCCAGCGGCTGCTCGCGCGCCGGGTCGCCAACTGGAAGGTCACCGAGGGCGTCCTCCCCCTCATCGCCGATCAGGCAGCCTACTCGCTCCCGTCCGACGAGCACGACGTGCTCGAGGTCATGATCCGCGAGACGACCTCGGTCAACGCGACCGACATCCCCGTGAACCGGATGGCGCGGGGCGAGTACGCCGAGATCCCCGACAAGACGACCAAGGGCCGCCCGGTCAACTTCTGGCTCCAGCGCGGGCGGGACAACCGGACGCTCTACTTCTGGCCCACGCCCGACCTGAGCAACCGCTACCAGGTCCGCTATCAGCGCGTGGTGCTGTTCCGCGACGTGGGCACGATGGTCGACAACCTCGACGTGCCCGCGGCCTGGAGCGGCGTCATGGTGGCCGGTTGTGCCTACTTCCTGGCGCTCGAGAAGCCGGAAATCGACATCCCGACCCGGCAGGAGATGGAGCGCCTGTTTAACGACGAGATCGGGCTGCTCGAGGGCGAGGACGCCGACAAGGGCCCGCTCCGCATCTTGCCTGATTTGAGCGCGTACACGGGTGGATACTGGTAATGGGCAACGTCCGCATCGTCACGGCCACGCGCAACTCGCGCATGAACCTGATCCGCGACGCGATCGACGCCGGTTCGGGCGCCGGCACGATCAAGATCTACACCGGGACGCAGCCGGCCAATGCCAACGCGGCCTTGTCCGGCAACACGCTCCTGGCGACGCTCACCTTTTCCGACCCGTGCGCGGCCTCGGCGAGCAGCGGGGTGCTGACCTTCTCGGCCATCACCGAGGACAGCACCGCCGATGCGTCGGGCACGGCGACCTGGGCCAGGATCGCGGACAGCGCCGGCAACACGGTGTTCGATTGCGACGTCGGCATCACCGGCTCCGGGGCCACCCTCATCATCAACAGCGCGGACATCTCGGCGGGCGGCCCGGTCCGCATGACCAGCTTCACCCTTACCGAAGCAGCCTCCTGATGCCGTTCCCCACGCAATCCGGCGCCGAGACGGTCGACCGCATCGCCGCGCAGATCAGCGCCAACTTCCTGGTGGCGAAGACCGCGCTCACGGTGTGGCGCGGCGACGTGGAGCGTGGGCGCGTCTCCGGCTCGGCCAGCCGCGAGGCCTACCTCCAGGTCATCGGGGCGCGGAACTTCGCCGCGGCGCAGGTGGGGCGGAAGCGGCTCAGCCAGGCGTTCGTGCGCAACAACCCGGACCTGCCCGACGACTTCGATTTCCCGACCGCGCTGAACGAGCCCGAGCAGGCGATCCAGGCGTTCGCCGCGTGGTTCCGGGCCAACTGGCCGCAGACCACCAAGGACGGCCACCCGGCCTTCGAGGGCTACAGCGCCGCCACCGGCGACCTGGAAAGCCTCGACGTCCGCGTGCGCGATGCCGCCCGCACGGAGCTTCTGGCCCTCATCGACGCGGTTCTGGCCGCCCTCGGCTAATGGCTATCGGGACGCCGACGCTCCGGTTCGGCGGCACGACGAACACCGCCACCACGCTCGCCAGCTCGTCGTTCACGCCGGCGGTGGATTCGATTGTCTTTGTGGCGATCGGCACCCGCATCGGCGCGTCCACGACAACGGTCGACATCACGGTCAGCGACAACCGCTCCGGCACTTGGGAGCTGATCGGGGCGCAGGTTCCCGCCTCCAACGGCACCAGTTCGCCCAGCACGCGGCTGGCGGTCTTCCGGCGCGTCATCACGGTCAGCCAGTCCCTCGTGATTACCGGCTCGCACAGCGAGAGCGAGCGGATCACCATGCAGGTCTGGGAGGTTGCCGGCGCCTCCAACACGATCAGCAACACCGACACCGACGCCAACAATGCCGGCGACCTCGCCATGGCGATCTCGTCGCCGAACGCGGCGAGCTGCGTCTTCGCCGTAGGCGTGTTCGGCGGCTCGGAATCGCCCGTGGCGCCGTTGGCGACGGAGCTCGCCGAAACCATCGGCACGCCCCAGGCGCTCGTGCTGGAGACCAGCTACAGGCTGACCGGGGCTGGCACCTCGGCGAGCTGGACCACCGGCAACAACCGCTCCGCCTCGCTCATGTTCGAGCTGCCGGTGGCGCCGATCGAGATGGTGGGCGCCGGCAGCATCGGCATCACCGGCGCTGGCGATGTCGTCGAAGGGCAGAGCATCGCTGGCGCTGGCGATGTCGCTGCGGTGCAGGGCTTCGGCATTGTCACCGCCGACGCATCGCTGTTCGGGCTCGGCGTCATCGCGCCGCTCACCGGGGCCGGCGCGCTCGACCGTGGCAACGTCATCGAGAGCGACGGCGCGTTGCCGATGCTCACGGCCTTCGCCACGATCGAGCATATCCCGCCGCCGCCGCCCGACACCTTCACGCTCATCATCTGGTCGCGCTGCGACCGCTGCGGGATGCGAGCCCGGTCCGACGAGTTGGTTCGCGAGCCGGACACCAGTCTATACGTCCACGGTCGCTGCCTGGACGAGATCAGCGCCCGCCGCCGGCCGCGCCGCCCGGCCATGCGGTTCCGCAACCCGCGGCCTGACACGGAGCTGGAGAACAACCGCTGATGGTCGCCTGGACCTACGATCTCTTGGTGACCGACCTCCGCCGGATGTCCGACCGGTGGGAGAACGACACCGACTTCACCGACGCGATGCCCGCGGTGTTCGAGGATGCCGAGCGGCGCATCGTGCGCGAGTGCCCGATCAGCGTGTTCCATGTCGACGAGGCCGGGACCATGGTGGCCGGCACCGCGACCATCCCGCGCCCGCTCGACGTCGTGGCGACCGAATATCTCCGCTACGAGATCGGCGGGCAGTACCGCAGCCTGCGGCTGAAGCCGGCCGCCTGGCTGGACCAGTGGTGGCCGACGCCGAGCACGCAGGGCGAGCCGCG